TTTAAGTTATGAAAATAGGATTTACAGGTACAATGAGTGTTGGTAAGACTACATTGGTTAATGCATTAAAAGAATTACCAGAGTTTAAAGATTATAATTTTGCTACTGAAAGGAGTGAATATTTAAGAGATTTAGGTATTCCATTAAATACTGATTCTACAATCAAAGGTCAACTTATATTTTTAGCTGAACGTTCTTCTGAATTATTACAAAAAGATATTATAACCGATAGAACTATTATTGACGTTATAGCATTTACAAAATCAGCTAAATCAATTCCTATGTTTATGGGACATCAGTTTGAAAAATTAGCTAGTCATTTAATTAATGAATATGATTACATATTCTATGTATCCCCAGAGGGGGTTGAATTGGAGGATAATGGGATAAGAGTAGTAGATCAGGAATATAGAAAAGAAATTGATAATTCAATAAAAAAAATAATTAATAAATATATAAAAAATAAAAATTTTTATGCAGAATTGTCTGGTTCTACCGAGGAAAGAATTAAGAAAATTAAACAGACGATATTTTATTAATATTTATAAATAAACTTTATATAATGAAAAAAACCCGTTTACTTGAGATTATCCATGAAGAAATCAATACAGCTATAAATGAAATTCCTGATTTTGGAGGAAGATATGATTCACAAGTTGCAGATAAACATGGTGAAGAAGATACTTTACAATCTGCTACAGATGAAATAGTTGATGAAACTCTTAAAGATATGGGGGTTACTAAAGCTGATCTTAAAAAAGATGCTGATAAGGCAAAAGAGGTATTAAAAGTAATTCGTAAAAAAATTGTAGGTAAAAACCAAGATCCAAGAGTAAAAGATGCATTAGAAAAACAAGAAGAATTTGATGATTCTGGAAATCTTTTACAAGCAAATCAAACAAATAATGCTATTTTAAAAGCATTAGGATTAAAAGAACCAGGTAAACGTGGTCGTAAAGCATCTGAAAAGAAAGAAGAACCAACAACTTCTAAATCAGAACCTAAAGCTAAAGCTAGAGAAAAAGATGATGAAGAAAAAGAAGCTGAAGCAGCAGTAGGTACTGATTCAACAGCTAAATCATTAGGAGCTAAAGCAGAAAGAATGGCACAAGTTCAAAAATTCACAGATAAGATGAAAGATGAAGGTGTTGTAGGAGATGATAATAAAATCTTAGATGCTAAAAAATATAAAGAAGAATTTGCTAAATTTAAAGCAAAATTAAAATAATTTGAAAGATAAAGTAATACAATTAAAGTTATGGCATGTGATATTATTTAGTATTACATTTTTGGTTTTAGTGTATCTTTCTTTATTTAATACAAAAACAGTTGAAATTTCTAACTATGCTCAAGAAAAAAAGAAAATAGATAGTTTAAGTTATGTAATTACAAACCTACAAAAAGAACAAATTAAATTAAATAATACTTTAATTACATACCAGACTAAAATAGATTCTTTAAACTCCCAAATGGATAGTACTAGACAAGAAATATTAAATATACGTAAATATTATGGTAAACAAATTAAAGATATTACTAATTATACTCCTTCTGAACTCGACAAGTTTTTCACAAGAAGATACTAGTAAATTATGTCTCAACTATAATATTGCAAAGCAAGTAGCAATAGATTTAATAAGAGGAGACTCAGCCCTTGCTGAGTTAGAACAAACTAATATACTTGTAAATCAATTAACTTTTAAAATTACCCAACAAGATAGTATTATTAATGTTTATAAAGATAAAGATGCTAATTGTTTATCTCAAATAAATAATTACAATAAAATTAGAGAACAACATAATATTATGGTTAATGGTTTAGAAAAAGATGTAGAAAATCTTAAAAAACAAAATAAAAATTTACGTAAAACAACTACTATTCTTGGAGCTGGTTTTTTAGGAGTATTAGTCTCTGTTATTACATTAGCATTTGTTAAATAGATGAATAACGAAATAAAAAAAGTAATTAGAGAAGAATATGTAAAGTGTGCAGCATCCCCCTCATACTTTATGAAAAAATATTGTAATATCCAACACCCAAAAAGAGGTAGAATATTATTTAATTTATTTCCATTTCAAGATAGAGTATTAACTTTATTCCAAGAAAATCCTTATTCAATTGTATTAAAATCTAGACAATTAGGTATTTCTACTTTATGTGCTGGTTATTCTTTATGGACTATGTTATTTCATCAAGATAAAAATATACTTTGTATAGCAACAAAACAAGAAACTGCTAAAAATATGGTTACTAAGGTAAAATTTATGTATGAAAATTTACCTTCTTGGCTTAAAGAACAAAATAAACCAGCAGAAGATAATAAATTAACCCTCCGTTTAAATAATGGATCCCAAATCAAAGCTACTTCAGCATCAAGTGATGCAGGTAGATCAGAAGCAGTTTCTCTTTTAATAATTGATGAGGCTGCCTTTATTAATAATATAGGTGAGATTTGGGCCTCTGCTCAACAAACATTAGCAACTGGAGGAGGTTGTATAGCATTATCTACACCTTATGGTACTGGTAATTGGTTTCATCAAACTTGGGTTGATGCAGAAATGTCAGAAAATAGTTTTTTACCAATAAAGTTACCTTGGCATGTACATCCAGAAAGAGATGAAGATTGGAGAAGACAACAAGATGCAGATTTAGGGCATAAAATGGCAGCACAAGAATGTGATTGTGATTTTTCTACTTCTGGTGATACTGTATTTTTACCTGAACATATAGATTTTTTTGAAACAACCCATATTCAAGAACCACTCGAAAAACGTGGAGTAGATCAAAATTTATGGATTTGGGAACCAGTAGATTATTCAAGAGATTATTTAATAACAGCTGATATAGCAAGAGGGGATGGTAAAGATTATTCGGCATTTCATATATTTGATGTTGAAAGTTTTACCCAAGTAGGTGAATATAAAGGACAAATTAGTACAAAAGATTTTGGTAATTTATTAGTTGGTATAGCAACTGAATATAATAATGCACTTTTAGCACCTGAAAACTCAAGTATAGGATGGTCTACTATCCAAACAATTTTAGATAGAGGTTATCAAAAACTTTATTTTTCACCTAAGAGTGGAAATATGAGTGTAGATTCGTATTTTGATCCTTATATGGATACTAATAAAATGACCCCTGGATTTACAATGTCTTCTAATACAAGACCAATATCTATTGGAAAATTTCAAGAAGCTATTGTAGATCGTGGAGTAACCTTTAGATCTGTTAGACTTCTAGAGGAAATGAAGGTATTTATATGGAGAAATGGTAGAGCTGAAGCCCAATCAGGATATAATGATGATTTAATATTATCATTTTCTATAGGTTGTTATTTAAGGGACACAGCTTTTAAGTTTAGACAACAAAATATGGACATGACTAAAAATTTATTAAATAATATTTCATCTAAACAATCACCTTACGCAGGTGGTTATTCAAATAAAGATGATAATAACCCGTATAAAATAGACAACCCTTACTCTAATGGTGAAGAAGATATTTCTTGGCTATTATAAAATATAAAACATGGCAGATAAAAGCTTATTTACAAGATTAAAAAGATTATTTTCAACAGATGTTATCATTCGTAATGAAGGAGGAAACCTTCGAGTAATGGATGTTAATAAAATTCAACAAACTGGGGAACTTGAAAACAATTCATTAATAGACAGATTTAATAGAGTTTGGACTAATTCTGGAACTTCTCTTTATGGGTACCAAAGTACTATGAATTATCAAACATTACGTCCACAATTATATAGTGATTATGACGCAATGGATTCTGATGCAATTGTAGCTTCTGCTTTAGATATAGTTGCAGATGAATGTACTTTAAAAAATGAAAATGGAGAAGTACTCCAAATCAGAAGTTCTGATGAAGATGTTCAACAAATATTATATAATTTATTTTATGACGTTTTAAATATAGAATTTAACATGTGGCCATGGGTTAGAAATATGTTAAAATATGGTGATTTCTTTTTAAAATTAGAAATTGCTGAAAAGGTAGGAGTATATAATGTAATACCATATACTGCATTTCATATTGAAAGACAAGATGGATATGACTCAGAAAATCCAGCTTCTATACGTTATAGGTTTGATCCAAATGGAGTAGAAATGAGTGGAACTTATGGTTATTATCAAGTTCCAAATTCTGGTAATCAAGCTAATGCTATTTTTATAGACAATTATGAAATGGCACATTTTAGATTATTAACAGATTTAAATTTTTTACCATATGGTAGATCATATTTAGAACCTGCTCGTAAATTGTTTAAACAATATACAATGATGGAAGATGCTATGTTAATACATAGAATTGTTAGAGCTCCTGAAAAACGTATTTTTTATATTAATGTTGGAAATATTGCTCCAAATGAAGTAGAAAACTTTATGCAAAAAACTATTTCTAAAATGAAACGTACTCCATATATTGATCAAGAAACAGGAGATTATAATTTAAAATATAATATGCAAAACCTATTAGAGGATTTTTATATCCCTGTAAGAGGTAATGATCAAGCTACTAAAATAGATAATTTAGGAGGTTTACAATATGATGGGATTCAAGATGTTGAATATTTAAGAGATAAAATGTTTGCTGCCCTTAAAGTACCTAAAGCTTTTATGGGTTACGAAAAAGATTTAACTGGTAAAGCTACATTAGCCGCTGAAGATATCAGATTTGCTCGTACAATAGAACGAATCCAAAGAATATTAATTTCAGAATTAACAAAAATTGCATTAGTTCATTTATATACTCAAGGTTATACTGATGAAAATTTAACAAATTTTGATATTTCTTTGACTACCCCTTCTATTATATATGATCAAGAAAGAGTAGCTTTAATGACAGAAAAAATGGCATTGGCTCAATCTATGATTGATAGTAAAATAGTCCCAACAGATTGGATATATGAAAATATTTTTCATTTCAGTGAAGATCAGTATGGTGAATATAGAGATTTAATTTCTCAAGATGCTAAACGTAGATTTAGACTTGGACAAATAGAAAACGAAGGTAATGATCCTTTAGAAACAGGTAAATCATATGGTACCCCTCATGATTTAGCTTCAATGTATGGTCTTAATAGATACAAAGATAATTCAATACCAGATGGTTATGATGATGATTTAAAAGATGATGATAGAGGTAGACCAACAGAAAACCCTACAGATAAAAATACTCAAGATAATGCTTTTGGAAAAGATAGATTAGGTAATAAAGGGATGAAAAATGATAATGATGAGTCTGATTCAATAAGACCATCATATAAAGGTGGATCTCCATTAGCTTTAGAAGCAAAGTCAATGTATAAAAAAAATAAAAATATGTTTAAAAACATGAAAATTAATAGTAAACAATTAATATTTGAAAAAGATATTAAAGGAAATTCACTATTAGATGAATCTCAAATACGAGAGTAATATTTTTTTATATATTTATAAATAAACAAAATTTTATACAATGACGATAAAACATTCAAAGTATAAAAACACTGGTGTGCTTTTTGAACTTTTGATTAGACAAATAACAGCAGATACGCTAGATGGGAAAGATTCTCCTATCAAAACATTGCTTAAAAAATATTTTGTTAAAACAGAATTAGGAAAAGAATATAAATTATATGAAACTTTACTTAAAAAAACTTCTTTAACAGAAACAAAAGCTAATGTAATTATAGATACTTTAATTAATTCTTCAAAATTATTAAATAGAAGACTAATCAAAAAACAAAAATATAATTTAATTAGTGAAATTAAAAAATATTATGATTTAAATAAATTTTTTAATCATAAATTACCTAATTATAAAACACATGCCGCATTCTATACTCTTTTAGAAATAAGCAATTCTAAAAAATCTTTAGATCCTGAACAAATTATTTCTAATAAAGTAACTATATTAGAACATTTAACTGTAGCTCCTATTAAAAAAGATCAAGTAAAAGATGATGTAATGAAAGAGATAGACAACTCAGGTAATGATGTTCGTTTTCTTACATATAAAATATTAATGGAAAGATTTAATTCCAAATATGATGATTTAAATAATAGTCAAAAATTGATTTTAAAAGAATATATTAATTCTGTAGATAATACGACTAAATTAAAAGAATTATATGAAAATAAAGTTAAAGAAATAAAAGAAAATTTAACTATTTTAAATAAAAAAACAAAAAATAAAGTTACTAAAATTAAAATTAATGAAGTAATTTCTTTAATTAAATCAATTCCAAAACAAAAGAAAATAAAAGATAATAATTTAATTGATCTAATGCAATATTATGATTTAATTGAAGAATTAGAAAAAACAAATGGATAAACTTAAGGAATTAATAAAATCAAAATTAAAAGAAATGTCTACCACCTCACAAGGTGGTGCTTCTTTTTCACCTGGTGAGGGGGCTCAATATGCTACTCCATTTGCTTTTCGAAAAAATAAAAAATCTAAAAGCCCTGCTAATATTTATTATTATAAATTAGGATTTAAACCTGTGCCTAAAATTAAGCCAAAATCCTATGATATTAAAAAATTATTTGAAAAGAAAAAATTAAATGAATTAAATAATTTTCAAAAAGAACGTATTGCTGCGTTTGATGATATTGAAAAACGTTTAAATGATTTATATCCTTTAGTTTCAAATGCTAAAAATGAAACAGCAGAATTTTATTCTGAAAACCCTGGTTCATATGATATTTTAAAATCAACTGAGATGATATTAAGTTATCTTAAAGATATAGAAAAACTATTAAGAGAAATAAAATGAAAAAAACATTACAGGAACAATACCTTTTAATAAAAGAAGGAAAAGGACATAAAGATGTATTTATAAAAGAAGCAAAAAATCTTTTCCCTAATTCTATCAGAAGTGGTGCTAATTTTAAAGAAACATCTGATGTATTGAAAAGAAAACAAATTATAAAAGAAAATATTGTAGAGATAGGGTCTATTAATCAAATTCCTAAATCAAAAAAGGAATCATATGAATTAGCTTTTGAAAAATTCTTAATAGAAGAAAGAAAAAAAGATTATTTTGAGGATGAAAAAGCTGAACTTAAAAAAGTTTCTAAACAAGTAGAAGAAGATTTAAGCCACATGTATGATTATAAAGATAATAAAAATATTAACAATGTTATCTTTGACCAAGTAATGACTGGTTATTATGCAGAAATGAAAGATCCTAAAAATAAAGATAAAACAGTAGATCAATTAAAATCTATTGTACTTAAAAATTTAGCTAAAAATCCAATTTATTATACTGAAAAAGGCCAATTTGGTGATTTAGATTTAGGATATACAGTAGATGCTCCTGGTTTAGGTGAACCAAAAGAACCTAAAGGACCACATAAATCAAGTGGATATGGTACTTTAAGTGAATCAGTTAATGAAAATACAATGACT